CAAGCCACCTTTACAAAAGATATTACATCTAGTATTATCCGCCAAAGTTGCATCCTTTTTATAACAATAGCCCAGGTCCAACAAGTATTGTTTAATAGTTTCTGTTGTGCTATTTAATTGCTTGTGTGCCACTGCATTACGATCACTTTGAATTACTTTGTAAATTTCATGAACTTCGCGAGTTGTAATAATATCTGGACCATGTTCTCCAATAAACTCAGCCGTGCATCTAATAGCATCCTTTTTGTATTCTTCAATGTCTTTCCAATCTTGTCCACGCAGAGGTGGCAAGTGGTAACGCTCACTCTTATATTTTTGATCTAGATAATTTAAGAACTGTTGGTTAACAGCATGACTTTGCCATTGTTCACTTAACACTCCTCTCAGTGCCGCATCACCAATATCAAATTGACTCATTTTACTGGTATCAATGCCTGCACCTTTTAGCAAGTTTTCAACATAGTTGGCACCATGTTCCTTGTCCAACATCTTAACAGTATTTTCAGCAAATGTGCTGGCACCAACTTTGATTGGACTAACACGCATCATCTGTGGGCCATCTTCAAATGGCAACGGAAACAATTCTTGATTACTTCCCCAAGCATAACTTACACAGTTGTCAGTTTCCATCTCAACACCATACTTAATTTTAATGTATTGTTTAAGGCTGCCAGTTGCGTTTTTAATTTTGTTCCATTCTCCTGATATTGGAATCTCATCACCAAAGATAAAAGTTTTGCCCATTTTAAAAGCATTGAACCCTCCATCAATAGTTTCCCATAAGCCAGTAAAGCGTAGTTCAGCACCAAGTATAACACTAAAATTAATGTCAAAATACGCATTCTTACCGCATTTGCCTTTGCCAAAGAACACTGGCATGCTTAACATGTTATTGCCAATGTCTGCACATAACACACCATAACTCCATTTTTCCAACCACTCTAAGTTTTCTTCTTTACTGCCTGCCCAACGTTGTTCTTCTTCGTTCCACATAATAGAACAACCGCTTAATGCAAACAACAATGCTTTCATAATAATTGGACACTCTTGTTTCTCATCTGTTGGGTAGTTGGGTTTCATTACACTACCAAGATCCAACAAATTATAAGTTTGTTCATCAACTTCATCTACAGTATTAACAAGTTTACTATACAATCGTTTAGGGAACTGAAATTCTTCTTCTTGTTCAGTTTCTGGATTAAACATTTTAACAGTCTCACCCTCAATCATCTTTCTAAACAATACTTGTGAGAAAGGATGTTTTAGTTCTACCCAGTTGGGATACAATGTTTGTGGTGGGATCCACTTTATTTCTGTGCAATGTTCTTCTTTTTTAGTTTTTTTATTTTTCTTTTTAGTTTGCAACTTATAAAAATACTTTGGCGTAGCATCCCTAAAGAAACTTACTTGATATCCATTATAGATTTCTAATGCATTTTGAAAGTAATTCCATTTTGCTTCGTTGCTGAGTTCTTCTTTTTCTGCTGTTGCTTTTTCTTTCTCTGCTTCTTTATCAGCCTTTGCTTTGGCTGTTGCGGCTTCTTTGTCTGTTTTGATTTTGAGTTTTTCAGCGTCTGCTTTGGCCTTGGCTGCTTCTTTATCAGCCTTTGCTTTGGCCTTTGCTTTGGCCACAGCATCTTTAAGTTTTGCTTGCTCTGCGGCAAGTTCTTCTAGTGTTGGTGTGTTTAAATCCATCATAACTTCTTTCTATATAAATTCAAAGTTTCTTCTGAAACTTTATTGGGTCTCTTGACCACAATTGGTTTGCCCCCGTAAGCACTTATAAATGCATCACGAGTTTCTCTGCGTATGCGATCTCCATCCCAACCAGTCCATGCTTGCATTCTAATAACAGGACTTGTCAGTGCTGATTCTGGGTGTGCCATTCTAGCACAAATAGCATCATACTCATTATATGTCATTCCTACACTACGACATAAACTTACCAGTGTAAGCACAGCATGATTGCTGGCTCCAGCACCTGCATAATGTAAGCCTACACATGTTGATAAACTTGCCACTACTGCTGATTTATACGCATCAGCAAATTCTGCATCCATTGGCGTATTTGAATGAGGTAGTGGAGGAATATACACTTTGGGTTCACGATATTCAAAATCATATGGATCCAACATAACTCCTTCATTCCATTTACTGTATGAACTGTTTAGTCCACTGTGAAAGTAAAAACTTTGACTCATTGTAAATGAACAGTTGTCTACTCCAGGAAAAGTTTCTGTAATGGCCGCTTGCCTGCCCCCAATGTCTGCTTTAAGCAAGGGTTGGCTGAATGGAATTACAATACGAAATTTGTGCTTTTCTGGGCTGTGTCTAAATGTAGTGTAAAGCACATGCTCAATGTCTTTATAAAGATCTTGTGCCTCTTGAATAGTCATTTTCTCATCAACATCTAATATAATGCCGTTGACAGCAACCACATTGGCTTTGCTTCTACGAACAGTATTTGGAATCTCATCATAGGTGCCTTCAGGAATCCTTTGCCATTCATTATCTACAACATGTCCATGATAACTGCGTCCAGGCTCTACTGTAGGATCATCTAGTGTTTTAAACTCCGCAAAGTTAAACATTAAAGTTTCTTCTTTACTAAGGCTATCCATATGTGTTGTTAGTATGTCAGCAATGTCCTTCCAAGACTCATCCACTACATGAGCAACATACGCTTTCTTAACACTTTTAAAAATTGTTAGTATCATATTATTCAAACAAGTCCTTGACCATGCCAGCCAACTTCTCCGCTTGTGCCAATACATCGTCCTTGGTCACTTTGCTTTTAGTTGTTGCTGTATTTTCTTCATTCCAAATCTTACGGCAAACATCTTTCATGGCCTGCACGGATTCAAGTTTGTCTTGTATCTGCGGAATTGAGTCTGCATTTATTTGTAGTTCTTTACTGAGTCTGCCGTTAAGGAACTTGACTAAAAATCCATTATCTAAGTTGCGTGTAATGTAGCCCCAGTTTTGTGAATTGCGATAGTCATCTACAACGTAAGTTGTATAAGTTTTGCCATCGTCTATGCCCCACAAGGTAATTGTGGTCATTGCTGAACCGTCGCGGTTGCTGTAGCCGCGGTGTTGAGCCACCACTGCATAAAATTGATCTTTGAATACCATTATAAATCGCTCCTAATTGTTGGTAATAACTACTGCTATCGTTTGGGCGATAACATGTTATATTATACTTATGATCAATGTAAAAAACAAGTGCTCTTATTCCCTTACTTTTGCTCCGTTTGGTGAAATTGACCAAATATGTTATGTTTGGTGTTGATTGTGCGGGGCTTTTGTATAAATATATCTATGCAAGTGAGCAATCCACTTGCTACTGATTTGGTGAGTATCTCTCGTCGCTTGTTGGTAACATAATTTAAATTGTAATAGGGAGGCCATCCTTATTACGCCAAATCAGGGAATAGGATCAAGGTGCTGTTGGGGCACAGTTAAACATTTATATGTTTAACAACTTGGTCCTTTTCTTATGGCCAAAAGAAAAGCCCCAGTGCTTCCCAGCAGGAGGGCTTCAGTGAATGATGGATCCTGACCCTCTTGGGCTGGAGCCTATGCTATACATGTCAACAACTTAGTGTTGTTAACACTTTTAGTTATGAATGTGTTTACGGTTCTATTCGTCCAGAGTCCATACGCATAACACTAAAGTCTTCAGTGTTGAACAAGGCGTTCATTTTATCGCGTAGGCGTAAGGCATGTGCTAGGTTTTGAAAGTTGACTCTAGCATACTTGGGTCCTGGATAATCAAAGTCCACATTGATCACAGTTTTTATTTGCATTGGCTTGCCTTTGTAGAACACACTCCAAGTATAAAATGCTTCTACAACTTCAATGCGTTTTCTATCAGCATCAATATGACTCAACAACACAGTTGGTTTGGTTCTTCCACCAGGATTCATATGGCCATGGCCCTTCTATCATTGCGACCCACAACCAGGCCTGCTTCGCTGGCTATTTCTTTGATGCGAACTCTAGTCAAGCCATACTTGTCTTGTATTTCTTGTTGTAGCATGACACCTGCACGTATGTCTGCTAATAAGGCCTCACGATCAAAGTCTGTTTTAGGAGGTGTCCATTTTCTTTTTATTTGTATACCATACTCTGGCACATCAGGGACATCAGGCTGTGGAGCACCTGGGGGTCTATACTTGTTGCCACAAGCGTCAAGCCTGGGTGGCTCATATTGATATGTAATGGTCATGCTATTGGCTTTGAAGAAAGCATCGCATCCTGAACTTGCCGCAAGGTCTATCCAACTTTGAATGTTCAACACACTTGCAATAATCATTCTCCAATCCCTTGTGGTATATTGCATACTCCAAGGTGTCGCCATCAAATGACTAAATGCCAAATCTTTTTTAATCACTACAGCGGCTCTAATATGCTCCGTTGAAACAGTATCACATAAAAACTTATAATCTCCTACTCCACATGCAAATCTCAAAATACTTTGGGGTGTTGGATACACATTGTTAATGCGGTTAAAGTTGTGGTCATACCAACGATTGGCTATCATATTTTCATTCATAAACTAGTTAAAATCCCTTTACTAATTTATATATGGCTCCTATAAAACATTTCATTGCCACTAAAGTCTTATTACGACTTTCCTGCTATCTTTTCTTGACTACGTCCATAAGCCGCAAGTCCCAGCACAGCACCCATAGCAATGTGATACAAGCCAGCACCTTGCAACGTTAGCGGACTCCACTGACTTGTCACTTGCCCACCTTGAACTGTTTGCAACACACTCCACAATATTGGAAACACAACAAAGTCTGTGGCACATGTAATCATGTAAATGAAAGCCATCATGGGCCTCCATTTGCTATTGATGAAGTTGCCAAATTTGTCATCAGTCTCAAGAGTGTTTGTTGCTCCTTGAACTGCTACCTGGGCTGCCGCATCTGCCACTGCTTTGGTCTTGGCTGCTTCGTCTGCTGAACTCCAACCACCAGCGGCAATTTTGGCATCTACATTCATTTTGACTCTAGGACTCAACTCATAATGAGTATCATCATAATCTTCAAATTTTGGCATATTACTTGATATGAACCACAATGTAGCCCAAGAGGCTTAACAAGGCCACCACAATACTACCTGCTGTAATAATTATGGTCTTGAACTTTTCACTCTGTTGACTACTAATAAGTTTCTTGATTTCATCAAAGTGATCTTGTGTGCTGTCTTTGATTTCTCGTATGTCAGTTTCAATGCGGTCAAAGCGAACTTCTATGTTGGCAAATCTTTCTGTAATCTGGCTATAGCGTAAAGCACATATTTCTTCATGTGTATCTAATTGTGCCTTGGTCTTGTCTATTTGAGTCATTTCTTTGCTGCCTGCTTCTGTAGAAGTTCTTCTAGTTCTGCGTTTCTTAACGCCTGTATCAGTTGGTTGCATAATTGCTTGGCCTTTAGTATTTCCTTGTCAACAACAATATCACTTGTTGAGTTTTTTAGGCGGCTTAGGATAACGCCTTTTGTTCTTTTCTGTTCTTGAGCCACGGGTTGGTAATCCTCTCATATCTATTCCTTTCAATTAAAACAATGCATTCCAAGTGGTGCCATCATGACACTCAAGTTTAGCGGTTGTTGTGTTAAAAATAACCCATCCAGCACTTGCTCCTAATGCATCACGCTGTGTGGTTGTATATAATGGATATTTAATTGGCACACTAAAACTTGCTCTACTTGCACTCATGTTTAGATATTGTGTTGTGCCAGTTTTACCTTGGCTGAATGTATGTTCATCACTGCGGTATGTGGCTGCCTGTGGATTTAGTGAAAACACCTGAATCAAGTTAGCACCACTTGTAATAGGTATGTTCGTTGGTGCTAGGCTTAAAGTAAAAGTTGTGCCCAAGTTGGTATTTGATACATAATTTTCTGCGGCTGTAAATCCAAAGAATCCAGTAACTGCCGCTGTGGTGTCGTTTAACCAACCTGTTGAAGTGTAACCTGTAACATCAACTGAACCTAAAATGTCGCCTGACTGAACTGCACTAGGCCCTGTGCTGACACCTTCTGGAAAACCACGAGCCTTTTCAAATATAACACGACCACGACTGGCTGAACCAGATCCAGGGGCACCTGCTGTGGCATTACCAGTGTAACTTCTCATTACAGTAGCAGGACCGCGTGTGGTATTTTCACTGTTGCTAAGACTGACACCACGGAAATATGGATTGGCCGCAGCCTGTGCGGCACTGCTGTTCAAGGCAAATATATCACCAGCGGAGGCTTGTGTTGAGTTGCGTATTGTGCCTTTAACAAAATTACCTGTGGCTGTTACACTATTAAATGTTGGGCTTGCTGTTGTAGCAATACTTTGTCCAATGCTGATAACACCAGTGCCACTATCGTATGTAACACCAGTGCTGGCACTCAACGCACTTCTAGCACCTGATGTGGTAATGTAATTTGCATCATTAGTGAAACTACTAACTGCGGTGGGCTTGCCAGTCAAGTCTGCATAAGCACCAGAAAACAATGTAGGCAATCCACTCAAACTACTATAAGCACCATCAAACAATGTGGGCTTGCTGGTTAAGTCTGCATACACACCTGAGAACAATGTGGGCTGGCCAGTCAAGTCACTATAGGCGCCTGTAGAGGCCACTGTGGCATAAGAAGGTTGAGTATAACTCATCACACCTGTAGTGCTGTTGTAACTTAGTGAACCAGTGGCACTGATTGAGGCTCTAGCTCTAGCATCTGTGTAATACAAGTTGGTGCCTTCTGCCACATCAGTTGTGCTCTTACCAGCAAGTTGTCCTGTAAATGTAGTTCCAAAGTCTGCGGTGTTCAACTTGTTGCCCAGGGCTGTTGACATAGTTGTGGCAAAGTTTGGATCATCACCCAAGGCCGCCGCCAATTCATTAAGTGTGTCCAATGTGGCAGGACTTGCATCAACAATGGCTGCTGCCGCACTGGCTGCCGCTGAGTCAGCATAAGTCTTTGTAGCAATTGTAGAATCAACAGCAATAGCACCTGTGCCCTCAGTATATGTGATACCTGTAGAGCCGCTTACAGCCGCTCTAGCACGGGCTGTAGTGTGATATAAGTTGGTGCCTTCTGCTAAGTTGGTTGTGCTTTTAGTTGCTAATCTGCCATCAAAGTCAGTGTTAGCCCTAGCACTAGTATAATATAGATTAGTTCCTTCAGCCAAGTTTGTAGTGGCCTTGGTTGCCAAGCGTGTGTCAAAGTCAGTGTTGGCACGAGCACTGGTATAATAAAGATTAGTGCCTTCATTTAAGTTTGAGGTTGTTTTTGTAGCAAGGCGTGTGTCAAATGCTGAGTTGACTCTTGTATCAGTATAATATTTGTTTGTGGTGCCTTCTGGCAATTCATCTGTAGTAACAGGATTTGCACCACCTGTGTAACTGATGACACCTGTGGTGTTGTTATATGTAATACTACCTGTGCCACTTATGCTGGATCTAGCACGGGCTGTAGTATGATATAAATTACTGCCTTCAGCAACATTGGTTGTTGATTTAGTGGCCAGTCTAGTATCAAATGCACTCGTGGTAAAATATAGATTTACGCTACCTTCAGGCACATCATCAGTGGATGTAATAACGGGCACAGCGGTCACTTGGCTGTCAACATATTGTTTTGTTGCTGCCTGTAAGTTTGCGGCTGGATCAGCACTTAGAGTCAGTGCTCCAGTCATTGTGCCACCACTCTTGTTGAGTTTGGTATCTAATGCTGTTTGTGTCGCGGTGCTGACAGGTTTGTTAGCATCACTGGTATTATCAACGTTGCCAAGACCAACATCTGTTTTGTTGGAGATAGTGCTGATGGTAAATGTTGCGTTTTCTTCAACGACACTAACAGGTTGGCTAGTGGTTGCAACTGAAACAGTTGCTGAGTCGCCAGTGACAGTAATAGAAGTAGTGCCTCCTGTTACTGTGACTGTTTCTTTAAGTTCAGTTACAGTTATATCAGTAGGCATATCAAACTCCTAGTGCTGTGTATTGTGGACTAGTGCTTGTGGTTGGATCACCAACTGGGCAATCTGGTTCCCAGTTATTGATATACACCCAACGATGTGTGCTGATGTTGTTTAACGCACCAGCCGTTTTCCAAGTAACACCAACAACTGTAAGAGGAATGTTTTTACGAGCATCAGGCACAATAGGACCTGCATACATGCCTGCTGGAATAGTAATGTTGACTGTTCCTGCTGGGGCTGATACAACAACAATGTTGCTGCCACTAACTTCCACCTTGGGGAAGGAACCAATGACCTTGCTGGTAGCAAAGTTTGGCTCGCCACTGTAGCGGTCATACGCAAGTGTGTCTACTACTAAAGTTTGATGATCAACTTCAAATGTCCATCCAGTGATGTCTTGTCCAAAGTTGTATTGTAATGTTTTTTGTGTTGATGGGAAGATTGATTCGCACTTGACTTCGTCAGGTCCGCCCAGCCATTGTTGAAATGATAAGATACCAGCCATTTTGTTTCTCCTAAGGGATACAATGCTGACACTAAGGTATCAGCAAGGTTCTATGTTTATTTATTAAGTGCTGAAGCGAACAGTGTAAGACACAGTGCTGGTGGCAACTCCATATTCCACTGAAAGATTGTTGGAGCCTATACCATAATATCCCACTCTATAAATTGCAGGAGTGCCGCTGACACCTGGATAATGATACACAGTTGCATAAGCAATTGGCACATCATAATTGGTAGTGCGTGTTACACCTGAAGCCAGGGTTGTTACACTGCCAGCAGGTTCAGCAGGAGGCGCCGTATAAGTTCTTGTAAAACTTGATGCTGTTATTGTATTACCACTAATGGTGTATGTTCCATATACTGTGCCTAAATCATCGTTTAGAGTTAAGGTAGTATCTGGATTTGTTCCTGGTTGGCTCCATCTATTAAAAGCATTCATTTTTACATAAAATGATGTTGCACTAATAGGTATAACAACTAAGTTGCTTGAGCGAGTGCTTTTAACAGTGTAGGAGTTCCAAAACGGATCAGTGCTGATCTTACCAGTGGCAGCACCCAGGGCTTGAATGTATTGCTCAATTGATTGAACACCACTATTGAAGGTGTATGCACCCACAGTGGTTGTAGAAAGAGTAAAATAATTTAATTTACAAACCCATCTATTGGAACCAGGCACAGGATAAATTCTATCACCAGTGGGATATTCTGTAGTGCTTGTAGGAGCAAATATATTATTCAATGAACTTGGAAACACTGTCCAGTTTAGGCCATTGGTGCTGTAATACATTGTAGGTCCAGAAATGGAACTAAGTTGATTTGGGTTCCAGGCAATGTATTCACCACTGGTGTTATTGGACTTGAATGCGTTTAGTTGTGCAGCCTTAGGAAATCCAGTTGAGGATTCAATCCAGTCTTTGCCATTGGTGCTGTATGCTGTTGCATTGGTTGCTGTAGCATTGGCTTGAGTAAAATATCTATACGCAATGAATTTACCAATCACACTGTTATAAGGTAATAATTTGAATACATCCTTATACACAAAGTCTGTAATGGCGGTGCCTTCAAAGGTTACATCTTTTACTTTGTTCCATGTGATGCTGTCATTTGACCAATATAACTTATCAACTTCTGTTGCGTCTGGAGAAACATAAATGCTACCATTGGTCACTGCTTTCACACCACCAAAAGGATAGCCAGTTGCTCCACTGGTGACATAAGTGGCTGTTTGAATACCAAAGATTGTGTTGGTAGAAAAAGCAACACTATCGCCTAAGTCAACATTGCAACCGCCAAATACCACTAATTGCCCAGCCGCAACTTTAACTGTTTGAAAAACTTGTTGTGAAGTTCTTGTTGAATAAATTGGTAAGTTTGGAATAAACGAATCATAGTTAATTCCACTGTTGGCATCTGGTATCTTGACTGATGCCCCACCACCAATGTATTCACCATCAACACTGTATGTGATTGGCACAGCAGGTGGTGGATTGGTATAACCAGATATGTATTGCTCAGTAATGGTTGCTGAAGACTTCCACTTTGTCCAGGCACTCCATGCTTGATTTTGTAATCCCACTGCAGGATTGTATGTGCAAGTGGAATAATACAGGTAAGAACCTGAATAGTCTGTAATTGGAGACAATATAGTATTTGGTGTAACAATATTACTTGCTGGAATGACACCGCTATAAGAACTATTGGCAAACACCAAGTTACCATGTGTAAAGATGGCTGTTTTATTTGTGCTTCCATTTGTGGTTGTGTATTTGCAAGGAAATATTGAACCGTTTAAAATATAAGAACCACTTGTGGCACCACCACCGTCAACAACACCACCACCACCTCCACCTCCTGTGCTACCAGTTACACTGATTGTGACATCACCTGTGCCTTCTGTGGGAGTGACTGTGATTCCTGAACCAGCAATGATCTTGCTAACACCTGCTGTAGTTTCACCATTGGCACTGATGGTTATTTCATGTCCAATGTCGTTGGAGGTAATTGAAATGCCAGCACCTGCGAGGAAAGTAAGTGTGTCATCTACACCAGCACTGAATGAAACATTGCCTGCATTAACAATTCTAAACGCAGCCGCTTGTTGTTCCAATGCGGCCTGTGCGGCAGCAATGTCTGCTGGATCTACAATGCCCAATAACTTACCTAAATCAGTTTGACTTAGTGCTGCCAGGGCTTGAGGTGCAAATGCTTTATAAGCAAAGTATGCAATGGCACCCATGCCTAACACTGGTAACAGGTCACCAAGACTTGGCGTATCAATAGTTGTTTTGTCTGTGACTTGATCAGTGACCTGCACTGGTGTCCATGTCTTGGCCACTGTGGCACTAAATTCACCAAATGCTTTTTCATTACCACCACGCACTCTAAACAAGTAACTGCCAGCAGGTAAACTTGCGGCCCTGAATGTCAAACTGGTTCCTTGTGCATACGGACTACCATTGCTGTTGCTACGACTACCTAGAATTTTATAAGTGGTGCCTGCATCAGTGCTATACCAGTATTCAAAGCGATCCACAATACCACTAGGTGTTACACCTGTGATGTCTAAGGCTGGCACAGCAACTTTGTTAAATTCAGCCACAGTAGGTGCCGCTGGAGTTCCAATCACTGAAATTTCTGGAATAGCAATGGGTTCAGTTGGCACACGCGGTCTGCGTGGAACACCACCTGCTGTATACATTGTTGAATCATATTCTTGTGCTGTGATTTCAACTGCTAGACCGCCTTGATCACTTTCAATCTCACGCACACGCACAACACGGAATGGTTTAGTTGTCCAGCCATACACATCTGTGGTGATTGTAATTACATCACCTGCTTCTGTGTTGATCTTTGAATAGTCAGTTGTGAATGTAACAACCTGATCCATGCGGTTTTGATACAGTTCCAAATAACCAAGTGAACGTGCCTGTAAGGGTTCGTTAATCAGATCCAACTTTAGTTGTAGAATATTGTCAGGTTCATTTGCGTTACGATATTCAGCGGGTAAGTCAATACGGATCATGTCCATTTGATCACGCAACTCACGATGCGGGAACTCAACTTCAACTGCATTATACATGTTGTCTAGGTTGGTGCCTGTTAAGTCAATGCCACTAATAATGTTGCTGTCATCAAATGCCAAAACAGGTGCCTCATCCTTGTTGATTGTTACACCCCAAAGTCCAGTGGCAATGTCATAACCAACAAAACAACCTGAGTTGCCTGCTAGTCTTTGTAAGTTGTCCATTACATTGTCAGCAGGATTGATTACACCATTAATCTGATAACGATTGGCCAGGGTCTTTGTTGCACCATCTGCTTCATCAAAATAACTCACTGTGTCATCAGCATAACCATTTAGTGCCACTAGACTTGCTGTGTCAATTTGACTTAGTGCTAATCCAGCACCACTGATCTTATTGCGTAGAAATGCATGAATAGCATCACCTGGCTTGAACAAGTTGTTGCTGACTTTGAATTGTAATTCAGGCAATCCTGTAATGCCTTTGTCTTTGTTGTAGGAGATTTTAACCAAGGCAAATGTCAAACCCACCATGCGTTCATCACTGACCCAACCTGGCATTAGCGTTCTAGCATCACCATGTAGTGTGGGTAGACTTGGCAAGTATTCCAGCAAGTCACTGGGGCGTATTGGTGCAGCCGCGCCATTGTATAGATAAATCTTAACCAAGTCTCTGGGACTGGTATCAACCACACCATCTTGATTTACAATGTAGTCAATGGTGATGCCATCTGCTTTAAAATATACTCTTTGGTTGTTCCAATATACTTCATCCACTGTTGTTGTAATTGCTGCCGCATCACTGAGTCTTAAAGTGGTTGTTGTAGGAATTTCAGCCAAGGTCAAGCAATACCACATGGTCTTGTTTGAATCAGCAATTTGTGCATCAGTAATCTTACCACCCAAGTAAGCACTACCATACACCACTGGGATTGGGTTTGTTGTGTCTGGTGCCGCTTGTAAGCGTATGCCTTGATCTACTGCACCTGCAGGATTGTTTTTGCTGGTTGCTTTGTTAATGAGTCTACTAACACCATAAGCAACCAAGATGCGAACTATCGCACTACCAATGTTTGAACTACCTATTGCAGCCGCGGCTGCTGTTAAAAAACTTGCCATTCTATTCTATTCCTTAATCCAATGCTGTTCCACACAACGCCATCCACGCTTGTCAAGATTGACATTTGTGCTGCCTGGTTGTGTGCTCAGACTAACCTGATCTACCAATTTATCTCGTATAAATCTTTCACAATCTCGTTCCCACTGCAGATATAATTCTGCACTACTTCTCGTGCCACGTGATGCTGGTTCAACCCACCAAAACAATTCACGCATCCTAGTGCGGCTTCCAATCCAAGGATCTTGTTCCTTCATTGCACCTATCATACCTGTCACCACTCCGTTGTCTTCAGCAACCATGAGATAGTGATACAGTATAATATTAGTTAGTCGCTCACGGGCACATGATAAATCTTGCTGTGTCCATGAGTTGTAATCTAATAAACTGGCACCAGCAAATGCTTTCAACAACTGTAACAGTTGTTCTACATCCGCAACCCGTGCTGGTCTAATCATGCTACCGCCAAGGGCTTACCAAAGTCAAAGTTTGAGTTGGCAATAGTTGCCACACGGCCAAATGCCGCATCATTACCACGATAACTTGTGCCAGGTGTTGTTACAGTTACACTTGATACTTTATTTGCTGTGACAACTGCTGTGATTCTAGCACCTGTGGCTGCTGTTGAATCAGCGGTTGTAACTGTCAGGTTGGTGTATGTGCCATTGGTATAACCACTACCAGGTTCTATATCATCTATAGTTGCAATGGCACCTCCAGTGGTTGTAGTTGCAATTCTAAAACTAAAACCTGTTCCACCTGTTATTGCCGCGGTGCATAAGAAGCCAGGAAAGTTATACTTGCGTTCATAGTCGTTGGTTCTTTGTCCAACAATCTTTTGTTCTAACACTTTGACAATGCTTGAGCAACTTACACTTACAGTTGTGGTTGCTGATTCACTGAACTGGTTGAACTCGTCATTGAAACTGTAGTTGGCAATGATACCTTGGAAACGCAGGCTTGGATTGCCTGTGATGTTTAGTTTGACTCCTGTGTTGGCATCAAAGAACATACGATAGATAATAACACTACTGCCTTTGAGTTTGTAATCCATCATGCTGGCAACAAATGCTTGATCAATGGCACTCATTGAAATGGTAACATCACTACCACTAGGTGTTAGTTCATTGTTGAATTCACTGATGCCAAGTAAGATACCCAAGGGTGAATATGTGTAAGCAACATTATCACTTTCTGTAATGCTGACAGGCACATCATGGCTACTAAACCGCAACACACCATAGTTGGGTATTGTCATGCGAACAAATGCCGCTTGCTTGACTGCTGAGTAAGATGTTAAATTAAGACCTGTGCTCATTATATGACCTCTTGGAATTCAAAGTCACCATTAAACTCAATCAAGTCCTTTTCAACAAATGTCCATGTTGGTATCTTGGTGCAAATCACTGTCCAAGAAACTTCAGGACCAACTTTAAATGTGACTGCGGTTTCACTGGGAGTCTCAAGAATACTTCTGTGAACTTCAACCAATTGTGTTGCGGCACTACCTTTTGTCACAGCGGCAACAACACTATACACATACTTGCTGCCAGTGGGTTGAATTAAATCACCTGCTCTAAACAACAAACTGCCTGTTGATCCTGGCATGTTGCCTAGTTCAAACTTATAGGTATTACTTGCAGCCTGTGTGGCGTTATATTTCCAAGTCATTGTTGAAGTGGAAGTAGCATTGCCACGATACTGTGTGATCCACTCATAGCCAGCCTTGGTAAGATTAATGGTTTGACTTTGCAACATGGCCTTGGTGTCAATGCTTTCTATATAACCACGGTGAGTGTTCCATACCATACGGCCAGGCATTGACACAGCAAACTTCCAAACTGCTCCACCACGGCTTACTGTGCGAATCACTTGATCACGACTGACAGTTTGACTTATCACTGGTCGTTTTGTAATGCTGATGTTTTCAGCATTGTCTATTACCCATTGAAAACTCATATCTTATCTCCTACCACTTGGGATTGAACTGCGACCTTTCTCAGTCACAGCATATAAAAACTCTGGATCTCGTGCAATCATTTGACGGAAACTTGCGGCGTCATTGGCTACGATATTATAAACAATATTAGTTCCACTGCCACCTCTACTGCCACTCAATTGGTTGTTGGGCACAATGGTTCCAGCACTCTTGCTTAGGAATAATTCAGGACCGTTTTCTCCAACCATGTAAGGTGTGTTGGCTGAAACAGGACCACCCTTGGCTTTACCTGGTATGCCACTCAACATTGAGAAGAAGTTGCCTACGCCACTGCCAGTTCCACCACCACCAAACAAGCCTAGTGCTAGTTGTTTTGCTTGTATGCGAACAAAATCGCTAATGATACTGTTGGCTAGGTCTTTAAAACTTAGTTTACCAGTCTTGACAAAGTTAACAATGGCATCTTCAAAGCCTTTGGTGAATGTTGAAAAATAACCTTGTGCTTGCTTGCTGGCGTTGTTGGCATCTTCAGCATATTGTTTGTATGCTTGTGCCCAACCTGTGCCAAACTCACGGCTCTTATCAATTTGTTCTTGTGCGTTCTTGACCAGTTGATCAGTGGTCTGTTGTTGCTCTGCTCTGATCTTGGCCTGTTGTTCTGCACTTACTTGTCCATCCTTGCCCAGTTTCAATTGTTCTTGTTGGATCCGTTGTTGTGCAGCCAGTTCACCTGCCAGTTTAATGGCTGTGATTGTTTGTTCATTCTGTGTGCCAGTTAAATCAATCAGTCTAGTCTTTTGTGTTATGTTGTCATTGTCTCTGGCAAACAACTGATTGAGTGCATCTATTCGTTGTTGTTCAACACGCAAGGCATCCAAGTTGGCCTTGGTATAATTGCCAATGGTTTCAATATTATCACCAGTGGTTCTTTGTATTCTTGCAATGCTCTTTTCTAATTCTTCTACTTTAGCAGGTGCATTTGGATCAATGCCTATTTGTAATTTGGTTTTGGCCAGTTCATCATTTAAACTTATTACAAGACTTCTTTGTCCTAACAAGGTTGCATATTTTGCTTGCTCAATGGCCACTTGATCTTCACCCAGCCCAATTAACTTGGTAGATGCTATCAGGTCTTGTAGTTTAAATCCTAAACTATTTTCATAATTGTCTGTGACTTGCTGTTGTTGAATTGTAAACTGCTTCATTGCATCAGTTAAACGATTCTGCAAATCATATTCTTGTGTTTGTTGTTTTGCTCTTACAGCGCCTATTCTTGCGGCAAGTTCACTGGCTCTTTGATCAGCACCTTCTGGACCACTCAACTGTTTGTTTGCCGCAATGTCTGCTTGAATGCCTTTGATGTCAGCCTCTGCTTGTGCCTTGATCTTGTTCATCTCATCACGAGTGCGTAAAGCAGCCTGTAAGAATGTCTGACTGGTGGCATCTGCTATGCGTTTGGTGCTGGCTTCAAGTGCTTCTTTGCTGAGATTGCCTGCGGCACCTGGTGCTGGTGCTCTGTTTAGTAATCTACGATTTTCACTGTCTACTTCGCTTTGTGGTAAAAAGTTTGGAGTCTTGATGCCTAATGTAGATTGTATGCTTTTCTTAATGCTTTGGTAGAGTTTTTCACTGGCATCATATGCACCATTAATTTCAATAGCCAAGTCGCCAAAGAAACTTAGAAATTTTCTTTCTAGACTTGCTTTTAGTGATTGAATTGCATCATTGTATCTGTTTAAGGCCGCGGTTTGTTCATCAGTGATGGCATTCTTACCTGCTGATACTTTTGACCAATCAATCTTTGCGGCTTCCTTGCCCAACAAACTGGTTGCAAGTCTTGCACGATCAGCAGGATCAGCAATTAGTTTTAAAGCCGCAATGGTTTCTTGTAGGATTGCACCGCTGTCTCTGAGTTTGCCATTAACATCAACTGTGTTAACACCTAATGCTCTGAATGAATCCTTGTAGGCTGTGTTGCCATCTGCGGCTTCACCAATGCTGACACTTAATTTACTGGCAAACTTTTCAAATGAATCTACGCTACCTCCAGCATCTAATAAACTTTGTTTGAAATTTAATAAACTGCCTGCACCAATGCCAGTGGCATCACTGATGTCTCCCAGTTGATCTGCAAGTGTCAATGAGTCTCTACCCAAGACTGCAAATGCCGCAGAGGCTGCCACAGCGGCCAACCTAAGTGGGCCAAGTTTACTAACGATACCAGTAATTGTATTACCCAGGGCTCCACCTGAAGGTATAATACCTTGCATGTCTTTGCCTAAGTTTTTAATGTTGTCGCCTGCGGCTTTGATACCAGCCGCACCTTCAGTCTTAAACCTTAGGATGAAATCTTCTATTGTTGCCATTTTATTTTCCTAACTTTTTAATTTCGCCACGGATGAACTTGTCAGTTGGCTTGGTCATGCCCTTTCCACCGTTTTGTTTACTCCACCCATTATCCAGGCGTTGAGCATAAGGATAGTTGGCTTGAATTTCATCACCACTCAGCACAGTTGAGCGTTGAGCGTTACCAGTATCTTTGGGAGTTATATTTTTAAAGAAGGCGTATGCTTTAGCAGCCAGGTTCTTGCTAGCCAAGTCCGTTGACAACTGCTGTATGCGTTTGTTGATTTCTCCAGCCATTTCATTTCTTTCCTATAATCTCTAACAACTGCTCTTGCGAGTATTGAGTCCCTCCACTACCATTTGCTTCTTCCCTTTGGTGTTGTTCCCATGTTAAACTAACATCATACACCTGCAAATCAAACGTTGTGGCCCTATTAATTACATCACTTGGTAACACTCCATAATGTTTGGCCATGGCACCTATTGTAATTAACTTGACTGTTGCCCAGTCACTACTGTTGATGACATGGCCTTTGACTTTCCCAAGTTTTCATTTATCTTTACCAGGGCGGCAAAACAAATGTCCACTGGCAGCATGTCATCTTCTTTTAATACTGGCTTACCTGCTTCATTCAAATTT